TGGTCATGTGGTTGATCTACTGACACCACATGCTAGAATTTACTGGCGTTGTAATCCTGGACGGCAGGATCATGGCAATGAACATTGTCAGGAGATTGATTTTTTTAACTGGACTCCCAAACTGTTGCATCAATATGCTGAACAGTTTGGATTCCGCGTTGCTGACTTACAGCAGGATTCTAACAACAGAATCTACTGCGAGTGGACTCGTTGATTATCTAACGATCAGTCCTGACTGCTAGAGAAATTTGAAGTTTCCATATTGTAGTTATCTTAATATAGTATCAAATATTTTCTATTTTCTTTGTTTTTTCCCAATAATCATCGGGCGCATACCAAGCACATAATGGATCATGTTGCGGTCCGTAGATATCATCTACAACTTCACCATCAACATCTCTCAGTGCAAACACACAATAATAAACGGTGTCATCTTCCAGTGCAGTCATCTTGTGTATCAATTCTTTTTTGATTACAACAAACGTAGGTGCTACAAAATCTTTGGGTTCTTTACCGTTTACTTCTACACGAACACTGCCTTTTGCTAGTAGTGTCACGTGGTCAAAATAGTGAACATGTCCTGGTGCACATTCATCTTTCTTTAGCATATTTTGTCTGACCCAAATATTACCAAAATAACCAAGTTCAATATTTTCCACTAAATTCTTTCTTAAATTGTTTCAACAGGAGTTGCTAATTTTTCACCTAAATCCACCCAAGTATTAGTATAATCATCCCACGCATGTAGTCTACCATCTTCTGGATAGGGTATAGGTGCTTCCCATTTACATGTTTCGTTGTTTAATACCCAATTAGTGAATGGTCTAATTTCTAAAAATGCATCTCTCTTTGGGTCATACCTCAACCCCACTCCTGCAAAATGTTTACGGAACATACCGTTGTATGAAGTTTGCTTCCATACTGTATCTATGCCAAATATTGATTGACAAAATAAAATTCCCTTGGATTCGGATTCTACTCCGTTATCTAAAAGTTCATTATTGTGAACCACAATTACTTGTATTACTGTGTTGTTTTCGTCAAGTTGTGCAAAGTGTGCCATATGCTTCCTATCTATGAACTCGGTATAGTAAATGTACCAGTACCGGTAAATTTATAAATTCTGTATCCAGTGATTGACGTAACAGTTGGACTGCCCGTTGTGGTAGCAACTGGAAATGAATCTGGATATTGGAAAATCACTACTCCAGAGCCACCAGCACCACCCGGAGTGTTGTTTGGCAACCCACCGCCACCACCACCGCCACCAGTGTTTGCTGTACCTGCAGTATTAATTGCACCACCACCACCAATACCCGGATAAGAGGTTCCAAATGCGTTGCCACCACCACCACCATAATATACAGATGTTCCTGTTATGCTTGATGCAAGTCCAGGACCGGCGGCCCTGGGAGGACTACCGGTTGCGCCTTGCCCAGGGCCACCTGCGCCGCCGCCACCTGCAGAAAAAGTACTATCGCTGTTGGATGAACCACCATCGTAGCCTTGCCTTGGTGCATCTATATAGCTCGATCCTGGATAAACACCTTTACCACCGGCGTTGGCAACATAACTAGCACCTCCACCCGAACCACCATTGGCACCTTGAGCACCAGGGCCATTAACATCGCTATTGCGACTGCCACCACCACCACCACCGATGGCAGTAACAGTAGTCAAGCCTGATCCACTGATAGAACTATTGCCACCGTTACCGCCTCTACTGTTTTGTGAGACCGATGGAACACCGCCTGTTCCAATTGTGATAGTGTAAGTGACTCCAGGGGACAAATTAGTAGTTGATTCTAATACCCCACCTGCGCCTCCGCCTCCGCCATAGTATCCCATTCCACCTGCACCGCCACCTGCTACAACAAGATATGAAGTAGGCACAACATTAATTACTGTTATACTAAATGCTCTTTCTGTAGTTTGATTGTAAGTGTTAGTTGCTGTTATAGTAAAATTAAAAGTATTGGCAACAGTGGGAGTTCCTGTGATTGCACCTGAACTTGAATTCAAACTCAATCCATCTGGCAATGCTCCCGAAGTAACACCGTATGTTATTCCTGTACCAGTGGCACTTACAGATGTTGAGTATGCTGCAGTAGCTGTTCCAGTCGGTAGCGCACCAGCACTGGTGACCCATATAGGAGGAGGACTAAAAAGTATTCCACCCGGTCTTATGCCATTTGTACCATCTGTGTTGTATACTATAACATTGTATGTGCCTGCACTCGTGGCAGGGGTGACGAATGTCAAACTGGTACTGTTGCCATATGTGGTAGAACATAATGTACTGTCGATGTATGCTGTAATACCATTATCAAATCCACTACCGGTGACAGTCACAGTTTCTCCACCTGCAATGTTTACCGCAGTAATAATACCTGGGTATGCAATTGTTGTTATAGCAACAGTGGGGCTGACTCCACTCACATTCAGTACTGGGCCAAGTGCTGCTGATTGCAGTGTGGTTAAACTTTGTGCCATTTATAACTCCAATAATTTCCAGCCATACGTGCCATTGCTGTACGCCAATCCAAAGCTGCTCTGATTTATACTTACCACCAAGTCTTCGGCAACACCTTGAATATTACCACCATTTCTGGCCACAGTTAAATTGTTGGAGGCAAAAGTTCCTGCCAGGTCATTGATACGAATAGTGTCACCAATACTAGCACTGGACGGCAGTGTCATGGTTTTTGCACCACCAGTGGTGTCAACAAAATATCCATTGTTAGCACTCATAGTAATATTACTGTTTGCAATGGCCCAAGCAAATGCTCCACCGCCACCACCTGAGATACCGGTCAACAACGAACCATTGCCAATAAAGTAGCTGCTAGTGATGTTGCCTGTTACACTAACTGTAGTACCTGTAAACAATGTGGCATTGACATTGGCTCCACCCAGCACATTGCCAGCTGTGATGTTGCCAGTTACTGAAACTGTAGTACCAGTATGTGTTATGGCATTGACGTTGGCTCCACCTAGCACATTGCCAGCTGTGATGTTGCCCGTGGTACTGATTGTGTTTGATCCATATGCAGCCAAGAACGTGGCCACATTGGCATCGCTGTAACTTGCGGCTATACCAGTCAGTTGTGATCCGTTACCAACAAAGTAGCCGCCAGTGATGTTACCGGTTGTGCTTACTGGGTTAGTACCCAGCGCAGCCAAATTGGCCACTACATTGGCGTTGCCATAACTTGCAGCAACACCAGTCAATAAACTACCATTGCCCAAGAAATAGTTGCCAGTGATGTTGCCTGTGGCACTGATCAATCCATCTGTTAATAGATTGCCACCTGTGATATTACCATTTGCACTTATTGTACCAGTGATGTTTAATCCAGTTGTAGTAAACACTGCTACATTTGATGTACCAGTAACTGTGATATAGGCATTGCCATTGGCTTGGGAAATTCCAATTGTGGTGTTGCCTTGAGTAATTGCACTTACATCAATGTTGCCCACGTCAATGTTAGCTGGTGTTGTTCCGTCGCTGGTGTACACTGCAAATGTGTTTCCACCAATATCTTTGAGTTGTAAACTACCTAAATATATTGTGTTGCCGCCTACATACACGCTAGCCCACATTTTGTCTGGAGCACCCAAACTGTAAACTAAGTTGGCCACTGGTACAACGTTGCCAGTGATATTACCAGTGATAGTTGGTGCAGCCAAAGTTTTGTTGCTCAAAGTTTGAATGGCTGAATTTCCAATTAAAGTTTGAGCACCACCTACAGTAACACCATCATGGAGTCTCAATACCCAATTGGTGGTATCAACAGTGATTTCAGCCAAAGCACCTGTGAATGTGTTGTTTTCAGAGTTGGTGCCGCGTCTGTATTGGACTTGGGTAGACATTTTGTATTCCTATTTTATATTTAGCTTACAACTGTTCGGTCATCTACCCTTCGCCAGTTCGTCCCATCGCTAAATGCAGGAATGGACCCACCATACGCATCTGACACAAAAATTAAACAACCTGCTGGATTGGCTATTGGTAGTCCTGCGACAGAATAATCTGGCAATTTAAGTTGATCTGGCCAAATCAACCCGTTGATGATCAAGGTTCCTAGATCATAAGATATGGTTACTGAATCAATAATTAGCCCCAAATCATCAGAACTGGTCACTGCTTGTATCACAGTGCCCATGTTCCCACCAGAGGCAAAAATTGATGAGCCGCCGCCGCCACTAGCAGTTACAGGAACACCGCCAGGTGTAGTACCATCACTGTAGTAGATTTTATTGGTTACTGGATCCCACCAAAGACGACCCTCTTGCCCCACAAACGTTTCTGCGTTGGCATTGTTATCTCTGCTGGTAAAAAATTGCTGTATGTAGGACATGATTGGTGTCCCAGTGTCACTGTTGTTCTAATCGTGCGCGGCGTCGTTTCAACAAGTCCAACACCTGATCAGACTCATCATTGTCGCGGATGTCACTGGTGTCTGCCCCTACATCGTTAGTGTGTTCGTGATTGGCAAAATCTTCGGGGTCATGCGGGTCTTGATTGATCAACTGATTGATCACCGGACTTTCTTTACCGCCTTGTTGTTTCAACAGTTCTATTTCTTGTTGCAAGGGCGGAACCATCACAGGAGAATCAGGCATGTCTTCGCCAGCTGGAGCAGCAATGGTAGGCATGCCACCACCAGCTGGAATAGTGATGTTGATGGGTATGCTGATGGTCATGCCCTGTGAGTTTTCTTGAATAAATTCTCGTGCTCTCATAAAATGCCTGCTGCTGATTGTAGCGCCTTTATGTCTGATTTTGTATCGTGAATTTGTTTCACTGGCAATCCAGCAGCAGTGCGCCACTCGTTCAAATCTGACTCATGTGTGCGACGGTACTCGTCGGGTGTGAGTGGCACAGTGCTTGCAAATGCTTCTTCTGACCAGGGTTGTGTCTTGCCATTATACCGCATGGTCCAGTCTTCTGATTCATGTTCGGTGAGTGTGCCTAGATCATCAATCAGTTCAGCCACATATTGTGGTGCGGCACTGCGTCTGCGCATTTCCACATACACTAGATAACGGCTGGGTTTGATCTCACCTGGTGAGCGGTCAGCGTCCAACACAAAGTCATAGCCTTTTTCAAACCACGCCACCAGGTCTTTGGCTGCTTGTTTGTCACGCACAAAGAAACTGAGCACAATGATGTCTTCGTCATCGCCCATTTTGCCTGAAAATTCATCCACGTGAATGGTGGACTTCATCATGCCTTCTAGGTCACGATACTGTAGCCCTTCAAGCAACTGGGACTGGTTGGAGTTGTTGTTCGAGATTTTGTTGTGCATCTTGTGCCTTTGCATCACTTTGTGAGTCTTCTTTGTCTAGATCCTGCTCATAGGCTGCGTCTAGTTCATCCAGGTCAATGTCTTGATCTTCCATTTCAATTGAGCCTGTGCGGATCTCACTCATGAGTCGCTTGGGCATGACTATCTCCACCAGCCACACAGGTTTCTCAACGATGCGGGCTTTCTTGGTGCCAGGAATGTAGTCTGATGGATCATTGATCTGGATGGGAATCTTGATCTTTTGTTTTTTGTATGTGACCTTGCAATCAAATGGCAGCAGTCGTTTGCCACCTCTGGGGTCGGGCATCATTTTCTCTGGCCACATGAAGGTGACACCTACAGTGTATTTGCCAATGTCTGGACCTGCTACCAGTTCGCCAATTTCCCAGTTCTTGAATGCATACACATCCATTTCGTCCAGCACACGTTCAAAGTCCAGCAGCGTGGTCAATGAACCATCGCTCATGTAGATGTCGCGGATGTTGTCGGCCACCTGCCAATAATCTTCGTGATTTTTAAACAGTTCTTTGTCGTTGATGCCGTGGATGTTCTTGGTTTGCATAATGCATTATTTACCAAAGTTGTTGAGAGCACACAACAGACTTAGACCTGTGTGCTTTTTTGCCGCCTGGTCAGTATTTAGTGGCCAAGTATTTGAAAATACCACTCAGTTATTGTCAAATCTTCAACCGTAAATACCTGGCCCTACAGGGCTTAGGAGAATCACACTTGAGTAGACAACGAGCACAAAAAGCACAAAAACGTATGAACCTGGAAGTAGCAAACACCATAGCCTTTAACTCAACGCAGCGAGCACAACCTCGCCGCATTGACTTGATCCCTCGAACACGAAATCAAGAACGCTTGGTCATGGCTTTGCAAGATCCGGATCAACACATTGTAGTCACAGCAGGACCCGCTGGAACAGGTAAGACGTACCTGGCAATGCTGGCCGCTGTTAAGAATCTAAGAGAAGGAGTATGCGATCGAATAGTGCTGACAAGACCCGCAGTGGGTGTAGAGGGTGAGAGCCATGGCTTTTTGCCCGGCAACTTAGTTGCCAAAATGGAACCTTGGACTCGTCCGCTCTTGGACGTCATGCGTGAATACTATAGGCCACAAGACATCTTGGCCATGATTGAAGATCAGATTCTGGAAATATCTCCTCTGGCATACATGAGAGGCCGGACCTTCAAAAATTCGTGGATCATCGCAGACGAAATGCAGAATGCAACACCAGCACAGGTCAAGATGCTGATGACACGCATTGGACAAAA